GCCATATTCCATGGATTTCCCCCCATTGTCCCGGTTGGGGGGTACCAGCCATCCAAAAGGATGTGATAGCAGACGTAAGCTGTCTCCCCTTGCATCGGGGTTACAGGCGTCTCAATGTCACATTCTGGGGACGCGACCCACCTCTCGCACCCGATACACACATAGTTTGTCTCTACGACTGACTCCACTCCTAAGAGGGGTCGCTATGTGCTCAGGGAATGCAGAAACGCGTCTAGCAAGCAACACGGTTTGCTTCAATTGTCGTCATGGTTTCCTTTCTTCCAAGTGACCGATTGGTGGTCACAACCCGCGCACGCAGTCGGGTTCATTGGATTGAGGAGTACCCTCAAGAACCGGCTCGAGTAAAGAGAAAGATCTCAACTACTCAGCCGGGCTGCAGGTACACGGAAACTTCATCACCCTACCTCATCTGGGTGACACGACGGCAAAGCCGTATTGGAGGCAAGACACTCGGCTTTCGGCCTGGTGTTCGATGGTCGCGCTTCAAGGCCCCTGAGGGGCTCCCTAGCGTGAGCTGTTGAGCCGGGGCAACACCTTGGATTCGGAAGGTGTTCCCGGACAGCACTTGTCTCTACCACATCCCCGGTACCTGCGACTGGTAGGCGGTTACGGACGGGGTTCCTTACCCATCCATTGCGCCAAATAGTTCGCAGAACTTGGGGACACTGCCACAACCCCTGGCAGGCTCTTCGTCGACAAGGTACCGACCGACGTAGAGCACGGCTCCATCTCTCCAACGTTCCATGGAGGGATGGTACCAAGGGTTATGAGGCTGCTGTGCGGCCAGCGCGTGAGCATAAGAGAGTAACTGTCGGTGGTCCTCTTTCGAGGAGGTCACCTTCTCCTTCTTACCGAGAAGGAAGTAGTTATATCTCTGTATGGCTTGAGCGTCCTCAGCGAGTGCGTCATAGAGGCCCTTATGACGACACCCACGAGGTAGTAGAACCCGGTCAAGTTCAGCTCGATAGACCTCAATTGGGTCATTCAGCTGGTCTTTCTTGACCGCCGGGGTGAAGTTTGGCAACTCTGCCGAAACCGCCCACGGTGCTACCTCACGTCTAAGGCACAAGTACCGCGAAAATGCGTACCATGCCGAGGACAGAGAACACTCCTGCCACCACTCACGCCCCTCACACAGCCTGGGCACGTGAAGCCCAGGTCCACCATAATCGCATGGCACACTCCAAGAGATACCAGAGAACTGGTCATTTAGGAGTTGCCAACGGCGATCGATGAAGATCTCACGAACTCGCTCCCATGAGCTGTAAGGGAAGGCGGACAGGCAGTAATCTAACTGCCTGTCTAACCCTCCGAGTCCGTAATCATTCTCATCGTGGACCTTCTGATCCTCCTTCTCAGCAGCGATGGATCGGGAACCAGTGGCGAACAGACAACGCCACGGGACTTGGCGGATCCGACAAAGCCTCGCGCCACGCGCTTGAGGCACTAGTCGACAATCTACATGATGATAAGTGTCGCTAAAGAGCTGACTATTTATCGTCATGTAGTTACGGTGAACAAAGTTCTTCCCAATGCTTGGTATCAGACCAAAGCGGGAGGACGAGTCCATCCAATTGTCGATCATAGGTCGGGGCCAAAGCCCTCCCAGATCATCACCGTTGACTAAGAACGGGAGCCTTGCCAGTGTAGGCCAGCGCTTGTACGTCATCCGATAAGCAAGGACGACGGTCGCAGCGTTAGCAATACACAGCACGGGAAAGGAGACGATGGAACCCATCAGCTGACCCCATTTCTGGGTAGCGAAGGGTGCCACGTCAAACGTTTCCGCCACATCCGGGCTAAGGTGCACAGTATGGCCGGTCAGACAGTCTTTCATAACTCGAAGACTCTCTTGACTCCAGCCAAGGCACTGCGACAGCAACTCAGCGATTCTCTCAGACACCACTGGGTCGAGATTATCGGTTGCTGCCTCATAGTCACCGGAGAGGTAGAACAACTCCTCCCCCGGGAAGAAACGTTCAGCTCGACGCCTACTCAAGGCGGAACTGACCGTTTCATCCAGGTCCTCCCCTCTTGCAAGGGAGAATTCAGGCTTCGAGGTCACACACTTGTAGACCTCGTGCCACAGTTGCCTAGCCCAGTAGTACGTCCGGGCAGGTCCAGCGGAAATAGTACGAACCTTGAAGGCTTCACGAAGACCGACGATGCGAACGTCAGGTCTTGCGTTGGCCCTATAAAGGCTCTGCTGTGCTTCTCGCACGCAGTTCTCGACTCCTTCGAGCTCGAGAATCGTACACCCACCACAGAGCCCCATCTGGCTTCGAGGTGAGGGTAAGGGAGCAAGAAAGTGGATAGCGGCGCAATGCACGCACTCACATCTCTTGTACTCCTCATACTCCTCCCGCGGCCCCAGATGAGATTCCACCGGTACTCCCGGCGTATTCTCTGGTGAGAAACCCGCTACACCCGAGCAACGCTCGGCAGGGCAGTCACCCCTGCAGCCAAAGTGCGCGAACTGAGGAACCTTCTTCTGAAGAAGCTCCGACAGCTCAAAGCGCGCGCCACCACTCTTCCGGTTGGTCAGGAACGATGCCGAATTCTTCGGTAGTTCCTGCAACCCCTCGAGTGAAGGCTTACGGCCACTGGTGACATAGTCCACCACCTTGCGAAGCGACTGATCCATCGCCCAAGACAACTGTGTGCGAGGTCGGGGTTGAGTAATAGTCTTAAAAGACTTAACCTCACCCTCCACGACCTGCCAGTCATCTGGACGCGGGAACAGCGCCTTGCTCTGTTGCAAAGAGTGCGCCATCTGCTGCCTAACCCCCTCTTCAGTGTTATACACCTGATTGAGGAAGCGATAGCCAGCACCATGGAAGAACTTACCCGGACACTCCGCCCTATCAATGGGGCATTTAGGGAGTTCCAGGTGGTAGTCTTCCACTTGGCGCAACGAGCGGCTGACGGCACATGCGAAGTGCCACTTCAACCACTTTTGCAACAACCCTGCGCACTGCAGGACCGCACATTTCGACGCGTAGCGAATGACGAACCACTC